AAACCGGAATGACGTCAATCCGGCCATCAAAATCCTTTGCCTTTACCGCCGCGTCCACGCCCTCTAGCGCATACGGGTATACCGGTGGCAAGCTCTCGCCCATCACTCTGGCAAGAAGCTTAAACTCTATCTTCATGGCGTAATGAAGGCGCTTATGCACCGCACTCATCACGCGGGAACCCTGCTCCATAAGGGCCAGTGTAGTGCCCACAGCGGCCTGATCGTTGCCGTCCCCTACCTTCATGTCGGTAATGGTCGCAAAGCGCCTACCGGCGTCTACAACGAAGCCTAGAAGCTGGAATAACGTGCCATCTGGCCCCTTGAACGGCAGCGGCATCAAGCTGTCACGAATAGCCCCGCCCGGTGCGTCCACATCCCTGAACTCACCCGGCTGCAACGGATCGTCGTCATCCCTGATCCGTAGGCCGCGAGCCTTGAAACCTGCAGGCAGATTCGACAACGTACCCGCGTCAATCAACTGCCGCAGTGCCGCCGTCGCAGTACGCGACAACCCACCAATGGTGTGAATCAGACCCAATCCATAAAAACCAAAGCCCGGCAAGAACTTATAGTGAACAAAATACTGGATTTTCTTCTTGTCGGGGTCATCTTCGCGATAATTACGGCGAATGGACAGGATTTGCCCGTTATCCTGACTAATCGTCACAATATACGGCAATTTAATGCCTGTTGGCTCGCCGTCCTCGCCCATATCCTCAAATCCTTCCAGATCCAAGTCGGCGTGACACTCCAACAACGTGCAATCATAGTCTACGGACGACGGTTCAAGGCCCGTGATCCGGTCTAATTCGTCAGATAAATCATCTGTGTCAGACTGTTGCGGCAAAACAGGGATATCCCTGTAAAAACCACCAATCTGACGCTTACGAAGATCGTTCAAGCTCATCCGAACGACGTGCGTAATGTTCGGGCAGGTTTCTAAATCCGCGGTTTCATAGGGAACAACAAGATGCTCCGCAGGAACGAACTTACTAACGGCACGATCAATGCCCTCATCATAGTAAACCTTCTTAAATGTGCTACCCGCCAGCGGCAAATAGAACAGCATCTGGTCAAATTCAGGCGTATACTCTTCCATCACGTCCGTGATGTAATAATTCATAAATTCTTTGACGCGCTGCGCCTGATCAGACGTCTGATTGCTCTGCGAACCGACTATCGCAGTCCGCACGGGCCCTCCCGGCGGCAACAACTCATTGAACGCTTGGGCCTGAAACTGCACAGCAGCTTCCGCCAAAAGGGGATGGGTGACGCCAGAAGCACCTCGAAACGGCTCAGTCCTTTCGGAGTAGTTGAACCCAAGTAATTCCAAACCATTGGCGTAAGCGTCTTCCCATTCTTGGCGACTTGCCTTGTTTGCGTCGTAGTCCGCGGTCAATTCACTGGCAACAGCGCCCAGTTCCCGCTCATCCATGTTTTCTGCCAAGTTTTCGTAGAAATCTCCACTCGGCATCTCTGACATAGGGTCAAAATCGACGACTGCACCGCCCATTTCGTCCAATTCGATGTCAATCTCCGCAGCCTCACCCGACATATCCAACGTGCCGGGGGACTCAAGCTCAATTTCTGCCAGCAATTCTTCGGTTTCTACTTGCGGATTCTGGTTCTCTACAAGCGAAATGGGCTGTCTAGCCATGATAAACCCTCAAAAATTTATTTACTGTACCATATAAGGTATAAAACCGGCAACGCCGCGATCTAAGTCCCGTGATCCGCGGTTAGAAATCACCGGACCGCCGTCCTCGTACAATTTGGCACCGGGCCGCGGACCAAGGCGCATTCTGTCCACAATGCCTTCATAAAGATCCATACTAGCGCCCGTTAATTGACCACCACGTCTGGCGCGTTCAATAACCGCATCTTTAAAGGCAGAATAAGTATTATCCGATGCGAGTCGAGCGTCTAACCTTGTTGGCCTAGTTACATCTAAAGCGCCTTCATTAGCAGCCTCTTTGAGTACACTAATCAATTGATCCCGCTCATCGCGGTACTGCCGATAAAGTTGATTGTAAGCTTGAGCTTGACGGCCCTTGTTTATTTGACCTGAAAAAGCTCGCTCTCTGTTGGTGTTACTATTGTAAATCTGCATCAAGACAGGGCGTAGATTAGCTGTGGTTATTTGCGCGACTCTATCCTCAAAAACATCTCTTGGGGCGTGTATTTTGTTCAGCGCATAAGATACATCTGATTTCATCTGTAAGAACTGCTTTTTTAAATCACCTTCTAAGAAAGCTTTAGGGGAACCCACATCTGGGAAAGGATCCCCTGTAGCCGGAAGCGAATTGCGTCTAAACACACCGTCACTGTCGATGTATCCAAACAACTCTACAATTGCTTCTGCGTTTGGTGTTTTCAAAAATCTGTCTGTAAGTTTTTTCGGGTCCGCCGGTTTGTTGCCTAATAAACCTGTTTGGAAAAGCCGCCCCATCCTTGCCATTTCAATTCTAGTCAAAAGACTGCGCTGCTCTTCGTTAAACATTTGGAAAAAATCTTTTGTTTTCAACTCAATCGGCAATCTTTCATCATTTGGAACTCTAAACTCAAAAAATTCCCCATATTTAGCAGCGGGCCCAGTAAGTGAATTACGTAAAATTTCAGTTTGCGTGTCAGCACCTTCTTGACGAACCGCACGTTTGTAAGGGCCGTTCTCTAAAAGATATTGAGTTCTTGAAAACTTGTCCGCCGCGTTGAGCAAACGCCCGCCAGAGACAGGATAAGTCTCGGTAAGGTCAATGGCCCCGTCATTTTGACTTTGAAACAAGCGTGTCGCAAACTTACCTAGTTGAGTTTCGATGTATGACAAATTCTTCTGACCAATACCGGCAGGATTTTCTACCGCAAGCGCCATGCTTTTGACGGCTGTGTCTAACTTGGTGTTGGACGGGTCACCATCAGCGTCTAAAAATTCTTGCACTACAGCCCTCTCGGCGGCTGTGACGGCGTCTCGTTCAAAATTCAAAGCAGTGACAAGATCCTCTTCTTCTCTGTCTGTTAGCTCGCGAACGTTCATAGAGTGCGCGGCATCCTCTGCAATATGTATCTCGCTTTCGTTGTATTTTGTATTTGGTTTTTTCAACAAAGGTTTGTCAGGATCATACGCCGCCAACAAATATTGAGACGGCGATAGATTTTGCACGTCGTGCATTGTTAGTTCGCGCGGTGCGTAAACAGGATAGCCATCATCATCGATCACACCTGTTTTTACAAAAAGCTCTTCTTTCGGCTCGACGGCAACCATTCCCTCTACGCGGTCCGCGGCGCGTTTAGGAGAATCGGACATTGTAAATGTGGACAACGACAGCACCGGGTCTGTTCCGATTGAAAAGCCGGGACGATAAATCTCTGCACTCGACGCGCGTTCATCAGACACAATGTTTCTAATTCGGTTACTTAAACCAAACTCTTTGACCAGATCACCCAGAGTCATGTTTGCACCTGCGGCGGCTCCGATTACATTCGGAGAAATTGTGTAACGCTCAGATGGGGCGACTTGTACACCGCCTTTGTCATAAAGAGACGCAATTCCGGCGCTACGACCCCCGCCATAAAAGGCTTCTACCAAGCTGTCTGGGACACTTTGCATTCGATCATAGAATTTGACGCCATGAGCTAGTCCCTTAATACCGCCCTTACCGCCGCCAAGTGAGCGCACAGTGACGGGTCTGCCGCCTCTTCCGCCGCCCAACATACCTACCGCAACGCCGTCACCGTCGGCCATTGCCTTGATGCTTCGTGCCGTGCCGTAAGCTATTGGGGATGTACTGGCAATTAACAAGCCCGTAGGATCAAAACGGTCATAGGTGTTTGTTTCGGGATCAAAGGTATCCGCAACGCCGGTGGTCGCTACTTCCATACCTTTTTGAATTTCTCCCGCCATGCCCTCAACTGCACCGGCGACACCGGTTTTTGCTGATTCTACCGGGTCGTCCATGAAAGCTTTGAAAGCGTCGATGCCCGATGTGATTATTTGCGGGGTAGTAAAACCTTCAAACGCATACGTCCCCGGCTTTACCAGAGAGTAACCCCCCATATCGTCGATGGTCACAGATTTCCGGGGCTCTACAACAGAAAACCTTGTCGGCGACAGCAAAGATAGAAAGCTATATATGCCCCCGCCTGCATCAGCTTCGGGCAATCCTACAATGGTTTCTTCTTTTTCAGCCATAATACGAGCGTACCTGAGTATAGTTGTCCTCGTCTATGTCCCAATCATCCGTAGGTAACGATACGAAATTACCCTGACGGTATCGCATCAGGGCTTGGGTCATACTATCGACAAGGTCATCATACTCACCATTGGGGAAAGCCGCAACTTCCTCAATAAGCTCGTCCGCAAATGTCTCATCCGGGGCATACACCATACCTGCCTCAAACAAAGGAGATACAGAATGGACACGCGACACCTTATCGTTGCCGCGAGATGGCGTAAAATTCACAACAGGAATGCCCATGTTGCGTAGTTCGTGTGTCAAAGGAGTCCCTGACGCCTTCGCTTCCACGATTACAGTATCAGGTTCCCAAAACTGATAGCTTTCGTAAGCTTCTGCTTTCAACTCTGGAAAATCCCACCGTCCCTTCTTGCTATCCAGCAAAATGACCGCCGGGGGCCCCCCAATTTCTTCCGGGCGAAAGACGCCCCACGTCGTTATCGCGCTGTAGTCAGCACTCTCCCTTTTGGAAAACGCCGTGTCGTAACTCTGAATGACGTATTCAAGATTAGGTACTTCTGTCTTTTCCCACCGCTGCCACCACTCTCGTGGGATAATTGCGTTCTCTTCACCGGTAGGACGCTGCTGATACTGCGCGTTCCACTTCGACGGCGGGATAGATGCCTTAACTCTTTCAAGATCGTCTTTTGACCAAAACTCCGGCCAACAAGGTTCCTCGTCGTCCATAATTGCAGGAAGTTCCACAACTTCCCACTGATCCGCTTTCTCATCTTTACCCATTTGACGGATAAGCTGGCCGGTCAGATCCTTTTCCGACCACCGTGTCATAACCAAAATGATGGCCCCGCCGGGCTGCAGACGCTGTCGGGGGCCCCCTGTGTACCAATCCCAGTCGTTGTCAAACCCCGACGCCGACATAGCAGTCTGCTCAGAATGAGGATCGTCAATGATAATTAAGTCACCGCCACGACCAGCAAGGTTACTACCGACACCAACCGCGTAGTACATGCCGCCGCGTGATGTATCCCACCTACCTGACGCCTTTGAATCCGCCGACAGCTTCGCTTCGGGGAAGATTTCAGAGTAGTCCTCTCGCTCCAAAAGGTTCTTAACCTTACGGCCAAAAGACACTGCAAGCTCTGTGGTGTGCGTTGCCTGAATGATTTTCATCGCCGGGTTCTGCCCAATGAACCATGCGGGCAGAAGATAACTGGCAAACTCAGACTTTGTGTGACGCGGGGCCATATTGATGATCAAACGCTTCAATTCGCCCTTGGCTACGCGCTCAAACTTCTCTGCAATGATGCGGTGATGCTCTCCTGCAATGAACTCCGGCCAGACCGATTTCACAAAGCCTAAGAAATCATTCTGACAGTGTTCAATGCGATTTAATTGAGCTAGTCGAAGCTGTAACTTGACTACTTTATCTTGGATTTCGTCGCTCATAATAAGCCAGTAAACCTAATTGCGGTTGACCTACTTTATAGGGGCCCCTGAAGAAAAGTCAGGATACACTATTTATCCCATATTGATATCGTTTTTTGCAGTATTGTTTGCGAAAAACATGGACTTTGACGTCGTCTGCCACAGGCGCGGGGCTCGTTTTGAGCGTTTTGTGTGCTATGCCCCTGTTTTTATTGCTAAAATTAAGTTTACCGGGGCCCCGTGATCAATCTGGACCGAACAATTTTTAAAACCCGCGGACCGCGGGCCATGCATGGCCCGGCGCGATTTTCCGGACCGCTGCCGGCGCAATTTGTGCCGCGGATCACGATCCCCAGTCCCCGGATCACGGGCCATGCGCCGGTGTCATAAGTTTAAAAACATGGGCGGGCGGGGCGCGGGGCAAGTTTGGGGAAAATAGATATTTTGCGGGATTGTTCGCATATGTTGTGCGCGACGGGCTTTCCTGCAGCTGTTTCACGTCTAGATGTGGTGCGGGCAAAAATAAAACCCGCCAAGCGCAATGCCCGGCGGGTTTTGTGTTTTATGCGGCTTCAAGTGATGCGCGGCTAATTGCTGTCCAGTCGGATTGCTTCATTTCTAAAACACGTCCGCCCAAACGCTGCCAATCATCAATATCATCCGGTTGCACCATGGGATTACCGGATGCGTCCCGCATTTGCGGCACGGCTGTTATGGCATTCATCAGCGTTGCACGGCTGACTGGTTCGCCAACATATCCATCCTGCGCCCGCGTTTGCACTAATCCCTCAAGAACAAGAGACCGGCGTTTTTGCGGAATACCGAGGATTGATCCCATTTTATCAACGGCTTTTTCGGTATACGTGCCCTCGATGACGTCCGCGGCTGCGTCCTTCATTTTCTGCAGTATTTCGTCAAAGCTGTCCCGGCTGCTGAAAGCCCGCACCATGTCCCGCAATTTCAGAGACATTGCTGCGTTATCGGCTTTCTTTGCTTCCTCGGTTAGGACTGACCAGACGTCCGCGTCCCCGCGGCTGCTGGTCAAATGCGGGGACCGGATTTTATTTTCGGTCTGCATCCCATTAAGGCAAGCCAGCGTCCAGTTGATTTGTGCAACCTGAATTGATCCATGGCCTGTTTCTGAATTGCTAATGAGCAGGCCAAGCGCCATCAGATCACCAACCTTTGCACCTTCCCCGACAATCGTATTTGATTTGAAACGGGCCATTAGTTTTTTATCGGTGCTATGCCAATTTTGAAGCTGCCAACCCGCGTTATCCTCATCATTCGCTTTGATCAATTCCGGTATGGCCGTCTCGATCAAATCCAAATTGTCATAGGTTTTAAACCTATCCGATAACATGGCGCGGGCTGTTCCGGTTCTTTCATCATCCATAAACGTCCGCAATAAACGCGGCTTGGGTTCTTGTTGCCAAATCGCATTGATTAGGCCGTCCCATTGTTCAGGATAATTATCAGACAACCGGCGGGCCGTCCTGACGTCTATTTCGGCTGTTTTGGCGATACCGTCAAAACAAACGCCGTTAACGTCAAGCTGGCGGGTTGGTTCCCCGCCCTGCCCCTCTAAAAAGATTGCTGTTTGCTTCCCGTTTCCATTGTCCCGCGTCCGGTATTCCATCTGACCAGTGTTGGCCTGATAATCAACCGACCGGCTGTTTTGCTCCATAACGTGACGCAAAAGGGTTTCCATGTCGCGGTTCGCATTGTCGATATTTTGCAGCATGTCTTTAACTCCATTTTAAAAGGTTGTTTGGTTTTGCATAATATGGGGCTGCTATGTGGTGTCCCTGCAGCGGGCCCGGACTAGCACGGGGCGGGGGGTGCGAACATCAACCGGAAAGGGGCAAGGGATAAACAAAAAACGCAATTTGAAAATCCCGACCAAAACGATCTCGCCTAGTCAATTGGCAGATTATGCGATTGATCTGGTAAATGCAAACGTATTTTTAAAAAGAGAAAACCCGCCGCGCCGGGAAGGCGGGCGGGCTGCAGCGGGGCGGGCGTTCTATTCTTTCCCGATATCCCCGGCTATGTGGTGCCGCAATATTGAACGGGGCGGCAAGTTGCGGGCGAACTCTCGCAATGTTTCCCCGTCTGGCTTTGCCTGCGTTTGGCCCGGCATGCGCCGCCAATGAATGGCAACGTTACCCGTGCCCGCATAACATCCGCCCTGCGTATGGCTATCGCCTGCCCGGTTTTTGTCCGTCCCGTGCGCTGTGAACGTAATTACATAATCGCGATTTAAACGGGCGCATAACGGGCCGTCGCGCCCGCCGCAATCCCCGCATCCTCTAATTGCGCCGGTTTCTTCCGGGCAGCGCACAAATTGAACGCCATCAATTGTCCGGTTTTTTTGCGACTCTTGCCAAAATGATTGCGGCACAACTGTTACCATCGGAAAGGACCATTGATCCGGTGGGGCTTTCCGCATTGCATTTTTTAAAAACGCTGCTGTTTCCGGGTTGGCGGTGCTGTAATTAATGACGGTTTTGATTGGGCTTAATTTATGCGCCCAGTGCATGGGGCTGAAATGGGTATATGTGAAGCTGTAACCCGCCCGCGGCTTACTATCTAAGACGGCGTCCAGATAATCATGGTCAATCTGTCCCGCGCCGCATCCCTTGCCTGACGGGTTTAACTCGCAATCCGCCGGGCACGTGCCATACATGTTTTCATTACCGCTGCGATAGGTAACGGCGCATCCTTTCAGTTTCTTGGCGGTGCTGATTTCAACTGTCTTTAACATTTTTAAAATCTCCGGTTATGTAAGACTGATCCCATACTAAAGCGCAAAATAAAAAAGGCAAGCGCAAGCCTGCCTTTTGTCTTTATTTTTTCCGCCGTCGTTTTGTTGGCTCAATGCTATATCGGCTTTTTATTTTGTCCGGGTCTGGCGATCCCCAAAACAGCCAATAATAAAGGCGCGACAATATCCACATTTAATAATTACCGGCGGCGCAGACTTCCATGTCCAGCTTTCCAGAATACCGGCGGCGTTTATCGCCTTTTATAATCTGCTCGGCTCGGCGGGATGCCTTTTCTAAACTGACGTCACGGACGGCAAAATTAAAATCCCGCATGTTGCCGCTTGTTGTGCAGTAACTGCCATTTGCCCAGAATAATTTAACGTCCGGCGTCGGGTTATCAGATATTCTTTCAACCACGACGTCCCCGTTTTGATCTCTTTTTATTCCGACAAGTATATTAGCCGGTTCAGCCTCTTTTGCCTGCAGCATGACATCCACACTGTCCCACCATTTTTCTTCTGCAGCCTTTTCCATATTTGCAAGCGACAGATACTCGTCAAAGTACATGTCAAACTCAAACGTGCGTATTTCACGAACGCGGAAGGTAGCTTTCTTCATTTCGTTTATCTCCCATTGTTGGTGCGTATAAGATAGTTCTTACAATGGGATTGTCAAACGGAAAAACTGCTCCCAATCAATCGGGGCATCTATTTTAAAATGCGGTTTTAAAAGAAGCCCGCGGTCAACAAGCTCAACCGCCTGATCCGCACGATAAACGTGGGCGTGTCGATCCTTGCAGCGCACAATGATAAACGACGCGGTATGCTTGTGCTGCTCCATCCATGCAACCTGATGAGGCGACAACCGAACAGCAACGCCGGTTGCAGTTTTTAGTTCCCAAAAAGAAAAGTCCCCTGTCTCGCCGCAAACGACAAGATCGGGGACGCCTTGGGATGCCCAGCTTTCTATCCGCGTGAGTCGGACGTCAGGACGGTGCTTCTTTTGATTCTTCTTTATACTCTGGTAGAAGCTCGCTTCCAGATTCTTCGGCGTCTTTTTCGACGGGCGTGATATCGATAACGGAAGATCCATATTGCTTTTTAATCTCTTCTAGTTCCTTCATCACTTCATCACGGCTCATGCTATCAATAGACCCGTGCCGCACTTCAGATTTGCTGATGTAGATATCCCCGTGTGCCTGCCCCCGGCGGTACTCGGCTTGAACGGCGGCAGAGTAAGCCCCGTTGTCCAACGCCTCATCACGTATGCGCTGAAGATCACGGACATGACGATGGTAGGTGATTGCGTACCGTTCGTTCAGTTCGTCCCGATACATCTTGATTGCCTTGGCGACATTCGGGTGTTTATGAGGGTTCAAAAGTTCAGAAGCTTTGACCGACGCGCTCTTTTCAGAGAAACCAGCGTTTAAAGCGCATTGCTTCTTACTAATCATACCGTCGTTAGAAACGTATTCCTTAACGAATTTCTTTTGCTTTTCAGAAAGCGGAGAGTCAGGTGTCAGGCGCGGACGCCCAACGGGCTTCACTTTTACTATTTCCATTGCATGCCCCTCATTGAAATCATTCCAAATATAAGGGTAAGCCAACGCTCAATACAAGCTGTTACACCTCTAATTTCGCGTTACAAGAAAAAGTTACGAGATTTGCCTTCTTTATATAGGGATTTCAACGATGTTACACTTTTCACATTTTTCACAGCACTGTGTGAAGAAAAAAAATTATTTTTTTTTCTGGCCCTATAGAAAAGTTAGGATTTTTGAAAGCCTTGGTGACCGTGGATTTGAGCGTTACATAATTGGTTTTTCAAAAGTGTAACAAAGTAACGCCCCGCCCTAAGAAAGGACGAGGCGTTACAAACCAAACAACACGGAGAAAGTTGCCACCGTTCGTGAACCGTAGTCCGCGATCTCCGCCTCGTCAAGTCTTATTCATCATTCCTTGCAACTTTTAGTGTTGCGGAAGCTTCGACGATTTTATGGGGTATTCTCATTCGTGCTTTCATCATCAGGGACTGCGCTTCGTGCAGTTTACTGATAGCTTCGTCGAGGAAGGGCTTTTCGCCCGGCAGTGCGTCCAGCCACAGGTCATTGACGGCGTGGATGGAGTTAGCGAGCAGCGCGGCTGCTTCTTGGTGGTCATTTACACTATTCATCGTTCAACTCCTTAACTGACAGGATTTTTTGCGCCTCAAAGGTCATGCGGACATGATCTTCGCTCCATGCGTATGCCACGATTTTGCAGATGCTAGATTGAAAGCTATTATGCTCCCAGACATATTCGATCAGATACTTTTTCATTCCCAGTACACTCCCAGTGTTTCGACGCGGATACATACCGCTTCTTCGTTTATGGGCATATCTTCCCAGAAAATTTGGGTAGCTGCGACGTGGCATTCGGCGAGGGTTTCAAAGACGCCTCGATTTTTAAACTTAAAGTCTTCGATGCCCACCGCCGTTATCCACAGCAGCACCCAGCTAACCGTCATTTTTCTTCGGGCGTCCGCGTTTCTTGGGCGCGGGCTCGTTTTCTTCTGCCAGCACCCAGTTTCCCCAAAACTGTGGCCGTCCGTCGTCATCGACGCCCGGCGCAAATTTTAAAATTGAATACAGCTTGTGGACGAGGTCTTCCATTTGCGAAAGATGTGATAGGTTAAGGTCTTTCATCTCTTCCGCATAAGTGACTGCTGCACGTAGTTCGTTATGTCCTCGCAGCAGTTCCCGGCGGGCGGCTGCGTCGATGGTGAAATCCCCTGTCGTGGGGCTCAAATGACTGTTTGCCATTGGTTCTCTCCTTTTGTTGATCCGGTCATTATGGGAACCGTCCCATACAAGTCAAGCAAAAAAGTAGTTAACCAAATTCAAGTTAACCTACATTAGAATCATTCTAAAGTGTTTCACGTGAAACATTGATTTTACGCCCGCGGGCGCGGAATACTCAGCTGAAGCCTGCGACAATATGTCGCATTGACCGTATGGGAGTTATCCTTTAAGATAGTAGGGTAGCTCGAAATAGGGCTATGGGCTTTCGGGCCCGGAATGTTTCACGTGAAACATTCGCTATTTGACATCGTTAACCAAACAACCAATGGAGGTCAGTATGTCTGACACCAATCCGTCTTTCCTTGCCATCATCTTTATTGGGTGCGGAAGCTCTTGGGCTTACGGCTCATCGGCTGACGAAGCTGCCACCAGTGCAGCGAGCATTCTTGTTCGTGACTGGAGCAGCTTGTACACCTTCAAGGATGAGGTGCCGGTCAACATCTTCGATGTCGAAGATTACGACGGGTTCCACGCCACCCATCAGGGTGTGTTCGGAACCAAGGATGATATCCCCGACGACGAAGGGGTAGCGTTGGAGTGCCTTGAAACGAGGCTAGTGCCAACGCCCCCGCAGCCGCGGAGATAAGACCTACGCCCCCTACCTACGGTAGGGGGTAGACCTCCCAGCCAACAAAGGAGAAAGTAAATGGCTGAATTAAACGACACTGAGTTGAGCGTAATGTGGGAAGCTTTGAACTCTGTCTACTTTACAGATCAGAAGGGGACAGATGCTCACCGCAAGCTCTTGTTGAAATACCGGCGGCAGGTTGCAAAGCAGCTTCACGGCGGTGCTATTGATCCGGCTGATGTTGAGTGTGGTACGCTTGAACATTACAACGATCTTCGTGCTAAGAGCCGTCAGAAGGCGAAAGAGCTTGATATCAAGATCACAAAGGAAATGTCTAATGGCGCTTGATATGGAAATCTGGCTTTCAAAATACGACCACAATGGAGCCAACTTCACCTGCAATATAACTGGTAGGAAGTTTTACCTTGGCAATGAGCCGGGGCTCTACGGCGGCATGGTCTTCTATGAGGACGACGTCGATAACCCCATCATGCGCTTTGGCCGCAACTACAAATCAAAACGTAGTACGCGGATTGCAAAGATACTTGAATGGTTTGAGGACCGTGAGGAGTTTCACGGTGGCCTTGTGGCAGTACGGGCGAAGAAAAAATAAAGGAAGGGCGGTCAATGACCGCCCTTTTTTAATGCCGTGTTTCGTGTTCCAAGGTGTGTTTTGCGATTTCTTTGGCAACACCGACAAGCTCATCGACATCAGTTTCTTCGGAGCATGCCTGCAGGGCGTACTGCATCAGTGCGGTCATCACGCCCAGAATGACGATTGGTTCGTGTTCCGCGGCCTGTGCATCGACGTGCTTACCTATCAGGTCAAGAGCTTCGACACCCATTTCGTGGCCCAGACCGAAGTCTCCGCCGGTGGGGTCAAGCTCTACTAATTCGCCATAGTCGGGTTTATTGATCATCCATTTCTCCGTGGTTATGGCCTTTATATGAGAGTGTTCTCACATTCGTCAAGAAAAAAGGTTGACGCCGTATGGGATAGCTCCTATCTTCTAAAAGTCACGTAACGACAACTAAACGAGAGAAAGATGCAGATCATCAAAACACAATCTGAAAAAGAAACCGAAGTCAAAAACTTGGAGAAGTTTCTCCGCAAGTCACCAACGAACAGTGTGGTGATGGAATTTACCCCGTCCTTGGCAGAACACATTCTGTCTAAGCTTAATATCGGGAATCGTCCTCAAAAGCCGCAGCGTATCGTAGATTACGCCAAAGACATGGCCGCACACAACTGGTCATTGACTGGCGAGACAATCTGCTTCGGCGACAACGGGCGTCTTCTGGATGGTCAGAATCGTCTGGCAGCTTGCATACGGGCCCAAACGCCATTTAAGACGCATGTCATTTTTGGCATTGATCCTGCAACGTTCCACCACATGGACACAGGAAAAAATCGCGGCGGGGACGATATCCTCGCAATCATGGGTGTACCGAACTCCGGCAAGGTGGCCGGTGCAATGAAGATGATACGTGCTTGGAAGCGTGGTGTAACGAACACGCAGGGCACCGTATCGAACCAGATCATTAAGGACATGTACCTTAATGACATTGACGAAGAGCTTATGCAGCGGGCGATTAAGGCAGCTAAGAACGTTTACAGCGTGATCAGCTACCCGATTGGTCAGACGGCGGCGCTTTACTACATTGCCAGCCAGAACGACGACGAAGAGCTTGTGGCTAAGTTTTATTCGGAGCTTCGCGTCGGCGGATCAGGGACCAGCAAGTATCAGCCGTCCCGTCACCTCGTCGAAACATTGACGCGGATGAAGATGAACCGTGAACGGCGGATCACGTCACACGATTATAGTGTGATGCTCACGCGGGCTTGGTACAATTTCAAGCACAAGAAGCGGAGCAAGAAGGCCGACATGGAAGTGTACCTCGACGACAAGCTGATGGAAATCTAGTGCGTTACCGGGACGACATGACGCTTGAAGAGTTTAAAAAAGCTCTTCAAGCTATTCGTCTGAAGGCACTGGAGATACCACAACCACCACCACCAAAGCGGGGGCCGGAGATCCGTTCTTTAAAAAAGAAGACTCCGGCGGCTCGCGGTAGATTTTTTGGGAGCGGTAAATGTTGAGACTGATGCTTTACTCAAAGTGCAAAGAATGCGGAGCGAAAGCGGATACAGCGTATGGCAAGATATTTTATTGTGCCGATTGCTGGATAAAGCTTTTCTCAGCCTCTGCGAAAGGTTTGTCCTGCATCAAGCTGGACGCACAAACGCCTAAATTATAAAGAGCTTCCTGCATAGGATTGTCTGAAGCCTTACCACGGCCTGTGAGGAAAACCTCACAGGCTTTTCCTGTTTCCGGGTGGTAGCTGACGGTTACGGATAGTCCCATTCCTACGTCTTCGGTGACACATGGGCGGCGGTTTGGCAAGTCTGACATGGTTTTCTCCTTATTGTGATATTCGACGATAAGGGCAAAAAACATGA